CGTTAAAACAATTGTCAAGAAAAAAACACGCAGAAAAAATAAAGCGTGATGTAATTGATTGGTCTAAGCATGTCTTAGAGCCGATGAACAAACATCTAGGTTTTCCAGCATGTCCTTTTGCAGCAAAATGGAGAAAAGATGGTAAGCTTAGAATAGAAGTCAGACCTGATAAATCTAAGTATGAAAAGCATTTGACAAGCCTTTTAAAAGACTGGAATAAAAAACAACATGATATAATAATATTTTGTGATCCTTACTTTGATCAATATAATGAGCAACAATTTCAAGAAAAAATAGATTTTTATAATAAAACCTATAATAGACGTGACGTATATTTTATGGGATTTCACCCTAATAATCCTGCCACTGTAGAGGAACAAGAGTTTTTAGTTAATCCAACAGATGATACTTACCAATACGAGTCTGATTTAGCATACTCCATGATGCTAATACAAAAATTTAAACAGCTCTATGATGCAAGTTGCAAACTACATAAGATAGGTTATTATAAGAAATGGCCAGCTGAGTATTACGACGAAGTCGTAAAAACTCGGCAAGATAAATACGAACAACTTTTTAAAAAGGAGAAAAAAAATGCCAGGTAAGACAAAAAACGTAGTAGGAATGAAAATGCGTGGTGGCGGTAAAGTCAACAAGATGCGTGGTGGCGGTAAGGTTATGCCCATGATGAAGGGCGGCGGAAAAGTCATGAAAAAAGGCAAGAAAAAATCTGTCGTCAAGAAAAAAAGAGGATAATTTGAATGACCACATCGGACACTACAACTTTTGATTTACAGATTGATGAAGCAATTGAAGACGCGTATGAGCGATGTGGTTTTTCAGGAACAAGAACGGGTTATCAATTACGGTCTGCCAGAAGAAGTCTAAATCTTTTATTCTCTGAGTGGGGCAACCGCGGAGTTCACATTTGGAAAGTAGCTAATCATACACAAAGTTTAACAGCAGGATCAACTGAGTATACTGCTCCTAGTGATGCTGCAGATGTCTTAGAGATGGTCTTCAGAAATAGTTCGAGTGTGGATACGTCGATGACAAAAATATCTCGTTCAGAGTATCAAGCCATACCTAACAAAACACAACAGGGAACTCCCTCTCAATATTTTATTCAAAGAAATTTAGCTAATGTAAAAATTAATGTTTACCTTGCACCAGATACAACAGGCACAAGTCTTAATTATTATTATATAAAACGAATTCAAGATGTTGGTGCTTACACAAATACTCCAGATGCACCTTTTAGGTTTTTACCTTGCATGGTTTCTGGTCTTGCTTATTTTCTTTCTCAAAAAGTTTCACCTGAAAGAACTCAAGGTTTAAAATTATACTATGAAGATGAACTACAAAGGGCATTGACTGAAGACAGTCAGTCCACTTCAGTTCACATTGTCCCTCAAAATTATTTTGTGAGTAGCTAATGGGCAACTTTGCTACAGGTGCTCGTGCTATAGCCTTATGTGATCGTTGTGGTCAGCAATATAGATTTCATGAACTTAGACAAGAATGGAACGGACTAAAAACCTGTCCTTCTTGTTTTGAAACTAAACATCCACAATTAGATCCTCCTCATCACAGAGCAGACGCACAAGCTCTTCCTTGGAGTAGGCCAGCTAGAATTGAACCGATGACAGTTTTTGTAGGGGCTCCTGGTGACTCTGCTTTTGAAGCAAATGGTATGCAACCTGCTATTGAAATCAGAGAGTTGATTATGAGTTCAAGTGTTGGTAAAGTGACAGTGGTGATATCATGAATTATTCTGAACTTTTAGACAATGTAAGAAACTATACAGAGGTTACAAGCGATGTTTTAAGTAATTCTGTAATTAATGTTTTTATAACTAACATAGAAAATAAAATTGATAGGGCGGTTGATGGTGATTATCAAAGAAGATACGCAACATCAACTTTCGAGGCTAATAATTCTTTCTTAGATATATCTGCACCTGAGGGAGGATTTAGATTTGCAAGAGGTTTAGAGTTAGTTGAAACAGACGGCACAAGAACTTGGTTACAACAAGTTGATACAACCTTTATTGATGAGTATATTCCAGAGCGATCAACTACAGATACAAATTTTACAGGTAAGCCTAGATATTGGGCAAACTGGGATGCAACACAATTAGTGGTGGCTCCCACTCCTAATGCAGCTTACACTGTTGAAATGTGGTATCAGGAAACTCCTGAGAGATTAGGTAATGGCTCTGGGTCCACAAGCACAACAACTTTCATATCTAACAATGCTCCAGAAACACTTTTGTACGGAACTTTAGTGGAGGCATATTCATACTTGAAAAATACACAGGATATGCAAATATACCAACAAATGTTTCAATCGTCTTTGAGCGAGTTTGCTCAAGAGCAGATGGGACGTAAACGTAGAGATGAGTATGTAGACGGTGTCTTAAGACTCCCTCTTAAATCAGTAGACCCAGGAGGTAAATAAAAATGACAATAAACCAAGCAGTCTGTGCTTCCTTTAAACAGGAGTTATTGGCAGGGGATCACGATATTGATAATGATACAATCAATCTTGCTCTCTACACAAGTTCAGCAACTTTAAACGGAAACACAACAGCGTTTTCAGCAACTAACGAAGTTGGAAACTCAGGAACATATGCAAGTGGTGGAGCAACTCTAACGAGTCCAACCATTGGCTTAACCAAAACAAGCGCAACAGCTTCAACAGCTTTTGTAGATTTTGCAAACGTAAGTTTTACATCAGCAACTATTTCAGCTCAAGCAGCATTGATCTATAACAGATCATCAAGTAATACAAATGCAGCTATCGCAGTTTTAGATTTTGGTGCAGTAAAGACATCAACCAACGGTACATTTACAATCGCATTTCCAACTAATGATGCATCAAGTGCTATATTAAGATTATCTTAATATAGAGGGGCCTTACCATGGCAGATGCTTGGGGTGAAAATAATTGGGGCGAAGGTGCGTGGGGGCAACAAAGCTCAATTACAGTTACCTTATCAGGTGTCTCCTCTACATTTGCATTAGGTACCGAGTCAATTGTTGCTGATAGTCTAGTTACATTAGACTCATTACAAATAACTTCAGCTGCAGGAACAGCCGTAGCTGAACAAGAATCCATATTCACCTTTACTGGTGTTTCATCTCAATTTAATTTAGGTGCTCCAAGCATAGAAGAGGGTGCAGGTGTTACTCTTGCAAGTTTATCTATGGCATTTACTGCAGGGGACGAAACAGCGTCTGGAACAGTTGATGCTGGTTGGGGTAGATCTACATGGGGATCTTTTGCATGGAATGAGAATATAACACAAGAAGTTAGTGTTACAGGCGTTGCAATGTCAACGTCTCTTGGGACGACAACACAATCAGTTGGTACGGGTGTAATTGTATCTGCAACAGGTCTAAGCATGACAAGTGCCTTAGGCACGACATCTCAAACAGGAACAGCATTACAAACACTTGACAGTTTAACGATAGGTGCAGCTTTATCTGGTGCTTCAGGTATTACCGGTGAAGGTAATATTGGAGTTATAGCTCCATCTGACCAACTCGATTTTAGCATCGGCTCAGTAACAATTGACATCTTTACACAAGTAGATGCTCCTTCTGTTGCAATGACAACAGCCGCTGGTACATTAGTTGCAGAAGCAGATGCATTAGTAACCCTTGGTAGTTTATCTAGTAGCTTCTCATTAGGCACAGAGACAGTAGAAGTAGGCACAGGAGTAATAGTTTCTGTATCTACAGTAGCTTTATCTTTTGCTACAGGCACAGAAACAGCGACAGGTGGAGCGATAGTTGACATTACAGGATTAAGTATGACTACTGCTTTAGGTGATCCATTTAGCACCCCTTGGGCAAACGTAGTAACTGGAGCAACTAATACATGGACAGAAGTAAACGCAGCATAAAAAGTGTTGCTTGGATAATAAAAAAAGATATATTTTAGAGAGGTATAAACATGTCAAGCACATATTCAGATAGACTTAAATTAGAACTCATGGCAACTGGCGCAAATGCCAATACATGGGGCACAAATACCAATAATAATTTAGAAGTTTTAGATGCCTTTGCGGCAGGATATTTATCTAAATCTGTAGCGGGATCTGCAAACATTACTCTAACGACAGCTAATGCTTCAGACACTGCTGAATCTTCAAACAAAGTTATTGAACTTACAGGTGCTCTGACAGGTGACATTGTTGTTTTCATACCGGCTGTCGAAAGTGAATATTTATTTTTTAACAATACAACAGGTTCTCAAACTTTAACTATAGCAGCCACAGGGCATACAGCTAACGGTGCGTTAGCTACTCAAGGTGCATATTCAAGAGTTTATTGTGATGGTTCTTCAGACATGAATGTTGAAGTATCAACTTCCTTATTAGGAACTACTACTTTTAAAGATACTGTTACTGCTGGTGGTGGTAACATTATTCTTAGAACTAATGGTGCGGTGTCTGCTACAACCTATACAGGTAGTGGTGCTAATCTTACTGACATTGAGGCTTTTCCCTCTGGAACAAAACAACTTTTTTATCAAGCTTCTGCACCAACTGGTTGGACACAAGACACAACTGCTGCATTAGGTAACGCTGCCTTAAGAGTTGTTGTTGGTACAGGTGGAGGCACAGGCGGTGCTGATACTTTTCAAACAGTTTTTTCAGATTCAAAAACTACAGAATCAAAAAGTTTACCCGTCACAGGAAGTTTAAGCGGTACGGTTGGATCTACAACTTTGACAACACCACAAATTCCAAGTCACAATCACGCAATAAATAAAACTGCTACTCAAGGACAAAACCCCGCACCTCTAAGATCTTTCCAGCCTGGTGCATTTCTGTCAAGAAGAGCTGAACCTACTAATCCAGGTTTTTCCACTGAAGCTTTCCCAAACACAGGTGGTGGCGGTTCTCACACTCACCCATTTACAGGAAGTTTAAGTAGTGCAACTACCGCATCCTCAAGCTTTGCAGTCCCATCAATGGACGTAAAACATGCAAACGTCATCATAGCTGCTAAAGACTAGTGCCAATATTTGACCCAGATGGGACTTGTCCTCTTCTTAAAAAGAAGTGTATAAAACATCGGTGCATATGGTATAATATGCTTCAGGGTAAACACCCTCAAACAGGGTTAGATGTACAGGAATGGGGCTGTTCTATAGCATGGTTACCCTTACTTTTAGTAGAAAATTCAGGAAAAATATCCCAGACAACAGCAGCAACTGAAAGTTTTAGAAACGAAATGGTTCAATCGAATAATATAATGACAAAAGTTTTAGCACAAAGTGGAGATGCACAAAAAGCGATGGCCACGGCAGGATCTATTTTTGAATTAATAGGCGATCATCAAAAAGCAATTGATACTAATGATCCTAATTATGAGGATAAAACTATTTTACAACTAAGCAATAATAAGGTAAAAGTTAAGAAGAAGCCTAAAAAGGCTATGACTAAAAAGGTGAAAAAAAATGGCAACAACCGTAAACAACACAACAGTTCAAAGTAGAATTACAATACTTTTTGATGCTGATGGTCCCTTAACAGGTGATGGACCAGCAAAAGGCACCGGAAACACTCAATCAGATATATATTTAGATGACAATATTCAATTAAATATCAGATCTCATACAGAGATCGATTCTAATATTCATGCCTTACAATGGGATGCCACAACAAACACTGGACAGATAGAGTTTACAGACACAAGAGACAATGAGTCTATATCCTCATTTCCTCAGTGGGCTACAAATGTAGTGATTAGAGCTGAAGCTCAAAATACTTGGCAAAGCACTTATGATTCTACATATGAAGGTCATTCAGATGCTGGAGCAGAAGATGATTCTGCAGCAGTGACAGCCGCAACTACGGCTGCCAACACAGCGAGAACAGATTATCTTGCTGCACACAGTATAACTTACTAAGTTTTCTGTGAAGAAATAATATGCGAGAATATATACTAGAAGTAAAAAAATTAATTCCCGAAAAATACTGTCAAAAAATTATTTCTTATTTTGATTATAATTTAATAGATGCACAAACAACAGGGCTCGGTTTAGCCAAAGATGTAAGAAATTGTAAAAGTAGGAATGTTATGAGACCAGAAACTTTTGGTGAAAGGATATGCTCTAATTTTATTCAAACAAAATTATTAGAATGCGTTGATTATTATAAAGATAAATACTCACATTTCAATTCTAACAAAATAACATCATGTGAACTACTTAAATACCAGCATAATAAATATAAAACAGGATATCAATATCACGTAGATATGGGATACAAAGTTTCCGATCGACACGTATCGATATCCATATGCTTAAACAACGATTTTGTAGGTGGTGAATTTAAATTTGATTTGCCGGAAGGCGAAATACAAATGCCACAAAATGTAGGAGATGCAATAATTTTTCCTTCAAACTTTATGTTTCCACATCAAGTAAATCAAATAACAAAGGGCACTAGATATGCTTTAGTAGCATGGATAATATAATGAAACCTATTTTTATTAAAGAATTTTTACCTAAAGAAATCTTAACTGTTGTTCATAATTATTGTTTGTTAAAATATCAAAATCCTCAATTTTTGAATAATGATTCTCAAAGTAACTCTTTCATATCACACCATAATGATTATTTAATGGAATCATTAATGGATCTAAGCACCCCTGTTGTAGAAAAAAATGTACAAAAAAAATTATTTCCGACTTATTCTTTTTTTAGAATTTATGATCGACTGTCTGACTTACCAGTGCATACAGATAGACCCGCTTGTGAATACACAGTTGCTTTAAGTTTGGGGTCTGACCCTGTTGAAAAGCCTTATGAAATATTTGTAGGTGAAGCGGACGACACATCTGATTATAAATATTATGATAATTCTAGAAAAAAATTTAACAGATATCGAATCGATTATAAATTTCCCATGGTTCCTAACAATGCAATAATTTTTAAAGGCATGGAAAAAATACATTGGAGAGAATATTGTGAGCATGATTATTTTATGACCGTTTTCTTACATTATGTCGATCAAGAGGGCGATTATAAAGATCATAAATTTGATAAGAGAGATCGCATAGGTACTAATTTAAAAGATTAATGTGAATAAAATTCTTTATAAAATAAGAATTGGCTTAGGCCTTGGAGATGTGTTTTGTGCGTCTGGTGCCTTAAAAAAACTTACTCAAAAATTAGACGCTAAAGTTTTTGTTGAAACAGGTCAACCCTCAGTCTTTGAAGATCAGCCTCATGTAATAAAAGCGTTTAGAGGAGCTTATGATTATTTAGATATTGACATTGAAAATCTTTACAAAAGTTTTGATAAAATTTACGTTGCAGATTATTATAACGAAAATCACTTAAAGTCTAAAACTAACATTGTTGAGGCGTACTGTGAATCTATTGATGTAGATAAAACCTCTTTACCTTATTTGTTAGTGGATAAAGATAAGTTTAATAGTTTTGAGTTTATTAATGACGATTATATTTTTGTTGCACTATCTGACAAAATAAAACCCTTTGTCAGTGAAATAGGTTCATCAAAACATCTTTCTAACAATTACTGTAAAGATTTGATATACGCCATTCAAAAAAGCTTTCCAAATTATAAAATTGTAGATATTGACAGTTTAAATCCAAATATACATGACAAAAAAGAATTACTTTACATTGCTATGAAAGCGAAAAGTTTTGTAGCGGTTGATGGTGGAATGGTGCACATAGCGTCTAATCAACCAACTTTTAAGAAGGGAGTTTGTTTATATCGTAATCAAGATTGTGTAGATTCTTTTGGGTACAAAGAACAAACTAATTTAATTTCAGACACACCTTTAATTGGACCCTACGTATCAATAGAAAAAATTATAAATGAACTTAATAAAATTATAGATCAAAATGTTAACTGAAAAAATATTATTTAAAGAGTCTGCTTATCTTACTAAATACGAAGGAGATACAAATGTTATAGATAAACACATAGAGCATATTTTACTATTTGATAAAGGACGTAAAGGAAGTAATGAGGGGGGCTATCAAAGTCATGATATTACTTTTGGTTTTCATGAATTACTTACTTTTACACAAAAGTGTGCCGTAGAATTAGAACCAAGTTTGATCCTTTCAAATTTTTGGTTAAACGTAAACAAAGGAAATAATTATAATTCAGAACACATACATGAATTAAATGGTGCATCTGCGGTTTATTACCATAAAGTTTGCTGTGATAAATCTCCTATTTACTTTAAACATTTATGTTCTCAGGTTGTATTGGGCACACCAAAATTCTATCCTAAAAACGGCGATTTAATATTTTTTCCTGCTTACTTACCTCATGGAGTACAAGGGTGTGGTAATCCAGAACATGAAAGAATTTCTTTAGCTTTAAACTTTAAAATAAATAAACACTCTTTAGGATTATGAATAAAGTAATTCCACAACTTACCTTTGATTTTATAGAATGGATGGAAGAACAAGAAACAAGCGATAAAACCATTGTTGAATTTGGTTCTGGTAATTCAACTTTATATTTTAGTAATAAATTTAAAAAGGTTATTACTTATGAAGATGAACCGCAATGGATAGAAATGATTAAGTCTAGAAATATAGAAAACATACATATAAATTTTTTGGACTATAATTTTTATAAAAAAGAACCTGATTCTTTCAAAAACGTTGATTTTATTTTAATTGATAATAACCCTCGTGATAATAATTCACGACTATACGTGGCTCAAGCTTTAATAGAAAAAATTAATTATCAAAATACGTTGGTGTTAGATAATGGCAATTGGAACGGAGATTGTTATTTTTATTTACGAACAAAATATAAATCTTATCATGACTTTATAGGTATAAACCCAAGGGGAGATAGAACAGTAACTACAGTTTTTTATGACAGAAAATAATTTTCATCAAATATATGAGAGTAAAATTTACAGAGGTGTGCTTGATAATGAGGTGTGCCAACAATCTAAAAAATTTATTGAATCTTTTAAAGATAAATTTACTGAGTACAAGTGGGATTGTCCTCTTAAAACATCACTTAATTTAACAAACAATATTTTAAATATTGTAGAGTTAAGACAATTAAAATTTAATATTTTATCTCATATAGATAATTATATGTTGCAAACAGAAAAGTTTTTTGATGGATTCATAGATAATTCATGGATTAATATTTATGAAAAAAACTATTATCAAGAATTTCACAATCATGTAAGTGAAATTCATAAATGTATAAGTGGTGTCGTTTATCTAACAGAAAAAAACTCAAGTATCATTTTTGACACAAATCATGCTAAAAATTTAATTCCTGAATTCTCAGATATAATAATATTTGAGGATGATATGTTTCACAGAGTTAAGTCTAATGATGAAGAATTAAGAATAAGTTTAGCTTTTAATTATAGAAAATGTGTTCCATGGCATGGGTTAAAAAAAACAAACAAGGAGAAAACAAATGATTAAACCAGAAGAACTAAAAGATAAAAACTTTAAAGTTTTTTTAGGAATGCCCATGTATGGAGGTATGTTGTCTGAAGCTACATTACATGGATTGTTAGAGTTGCAACAATGGTCAATGTCTGCAAACAAAAATGTTGCTATGCGAATACAAACCATGGGTAATGAAAGTTTGATTACCCGCGCAAGAAATACAATAGTATCTATGATGATGGATCAAAACGATTTTGTGGCCACACATCTTTTATTTATAGACGCTGATATAGGATTTTCTTGGCAAAACGTAGAAAGACTACTTTGTGCAGATAAAGACATAGCCTGTGGAATATATCCAAGAAAACATATTTATTTAGAAAAAATTAAAAAAATTTTAGAAGAAACACCAAACGCTACACCAGACGATATTGAAGCTAGAGCCTTGGGGTACAATGTTAATTTTGATGACCCACATAACTTAAAAGGAGAAAATGGTTTTTTTAAAGTAAACGAAGCCGCTACAGGTATGATGCTTGTAAAGCGAGAGGTTTTTCGAACTATGTTTAAAAAGTTTCCTGAGAGAAAATACGAGTCTGATCAAATTGTAAACGGCCAATCTTACAAATCAGATAATTGTTACGACCTTTTTGCTGTTGGTCCTTATATGACTTTAGATCAAAAGAGATACTTATCTGAAGATTATTATTTTTCTAGACTATGGACAGAGGAGTGTGGTGGAGAAATATGGGCCGACTTAGGTATGCCTTTAACTCACTTTGGTAATAGAGCTTTTAAGGGTCATGTAGGAACTTTGGTTGCTAAAAAAGAGTAATGAATGTTATAGATAATTTTTTACCTGAAGATGTTTTTTTGGAAATAAAAAACAATCTTCTTAGTTTAGATTTTCCTTGGTATTACAGTAGCGCTGTTGCCTCTGATCAAGACGACAGTGATTTTTATTTCAATCATAATTTCTATGAATTTGAAAGCTCTAGAAGTTCTTGGTGTCATAAAATAGTTAATCCTTTGTTAGGAAAATTGACTTTTAATAATTTAGTTAGAGCAAGAGCAAATCTTTATACAAGAAAAACAGAACCAGTTCCAAACGGTTTTCACATAGATCAAAATCATCGTCATACGGTGGCTTTATTTACGATTAATACAAATAATGGTTACACGCTTTTCAAAGATGGAACAAAACACCAATCAGTTGAAAACACTATGTTACTTTTTGATGGATCTCTTGAGCACGCTAGCGTCGCACAAACAGACGAAAAAGTAAGGGTAAACATCAATCTTAATTTAATATAGATTTTGTGAAAATCAGTAGTATATTGGCATAATGCCATTAGTTAATTTTAGACCAGCACCAGGTATTAATAAGGAAGTCACTGACTATACTGGTCAGGGTAAGTGGACTGATGGTGATATGGTTAGATTCTTTCAAGGATCTGCACAAAAAATAAAGGGTTGGGAAAGGTTTCTTTCAACTACATTAGTCGGTGTGGTTAGAGATCAACACGCTTGGGTTGCTCTTGACGGTACAAGGTACAACGCCTTTGGCACTGATAGAAAGCTCTATGTTTTTGAAGAGGGTAGGGCCTATGACATAACTCCTATTAGAGAAACACAAGCTTTGACTAATCCATTTACCACTAACGGTACTACATCTGTAGTTGTTACCGATACAGGTCATGGTGCACAAAAAGGAGATTTTGTTACCTTTGATTCTTTCTCTGCTATAGACGGACTAGATATGAACAAAGAGTTTGAGGTAACATCTTTAGCCAACTCAGACGCTTATGTCGTAACTACTACATCGGCTGCATCAGGCTCTACATCTGGTGGTGGAGGTTCAGGTAATGCTAAATATCAAATAACTATTGGTCCTGAGCTTTCTACTTCAGCTTTTGGTTGGGGCACAGATACATGGGGTTCAAGCACCTGGGGCACACCCTCAGCAACATCTAATGTAACCTTAGAAGCTAGACAATGGTCATTAGATAACTTTGGTCAACTATTGATTGCTACAGTTTTAAATGGAGGAGCTTTTGAATGGAGTCCTACCTCTGGTGTATCTACAAGAGCCACAGCCATAACGGGTGCTCCGACTGCATCTAGATTAAGTTTAGTTTCTACACCAGATAGGCATTTATTGTTTTTTGGCACAGAAAATACGATAGGCACAACCGGTTCGCAAGATGATTTATTATTAAGATTTTCAAATCAAGAAGATAGAAACACTTATCAGCCAACAGCAGAAAACACTGCAGGATCTTTACGTATTGCTGACGGATCACGGATCGTGGCCGCAGAAAGATCAAGAGGTCAGATATTAGTATGGACAGATACATCTTTACACTCTTTACAATTCATTGGGCCACCCTTTACTTTTGGTTTAAGACAATTAGGTCAGAATTGTGGTATTATAGGTAGTCATGCGGGTGTTGATATTAATGGTGTAAGTTATTGGATGTCACAAGATTCATTTTTCTTATTCGATGGCTCCGTTAAAAAATTACCTTGTACGGTAGAACAATTTATTTTTAATAATATAAACGTAACTGGATCAGAGAACGCCTTTGCAGGACATAATGGTGAGTTTAATGAGATTATGTGGTTTTATGCTAGAACAGGATCTGACCAGATTAATGCTATAGTTGCCTATAACTATTTAGAGCAAACATGGTGGACTGGCACTTTATCAAGAACAACATGGATTGATAGGGAAGTATATGATAATCCTATAGCGACAGAGTACAGTTCTACAACTACTGCTAACAATGAAGTTATAAGTGGATTAACTGATGGTGCCTCATCAGTGTTTTTACATGAAACAGGAAACAATGGTGATGGTGCTGCAATAACTGCTTTTGTAAAATCAGGTGTTGTTCAAATAGGAGAGGGTAATGACTTTTCTTTTGTATCAAAATTAATACCCGATATAGAGGATCAAGAAGGCGTTTTAAATGCTAAATTAGAATTTAAAAACTATCCTAATAATAGCACAAGCGTCACAAAAACAGTAAGCTTCCAAGATAATACGGATTTTGTTAGCTTACGAGGCAGAGGTCGAGAGTTTACCGTTAATGTTGTATCTAACACGACAGGAACAGCATGGAGATTAGGAACTCAAAGATTTGATATACAACCTGATGGTAGAAGATAAGCTTATACAACAATTAAAAAGTCAAAAGATGTCTATTACAGAGGACACTATTTTAGAAAGATTGTTAGATAGATATCGTTGGCCTAAACTTTATTCAAGTACCCTCCAACCAAGCGTTGAGGCAATAAAAGAAGATGGCACTAAACACCAAGATTTTTTTGATGATGACGATTATATAAATTCATTAGATTGTATAAAATCTTATGAGGAGGGCTACTCTTTAATAATTTCTAACACTGGCACTTTATGTAAAGACCTTTGGCTTATTCAACAACTCTTAAATCAAAACTATCAAAGACACATAAATTGTAACTTATACTTTGGTAATGGTAAAAAATCAGTATCTTTTCCTAAACATAATCATGAATATCCCGTTATTGTTAAAAACATATATGGCACATCTAAATGGATAATTGATGGAAAAGAAGTTATTTTAAAAGATCAAGATGTAATTTGGTTTGATAAGGGCATAGATCATCAAGTGGTAGAAATAAGTGATGCAAAATTATCTTTGACATGTAATATGGAATAATGGCTAAACTAATATTACAAAGATTTCCTGACCCAAGACCTGAGTATGATGCTCAACAGTCAGCTGAATTAATAAGACAACTTGAAGAAATGATACAACAATTGAACACTCAATACACACAAGACACACAAGAGGAGTCTACAAGAAGGAGTTGGTTTTTTTCTAATGGCTGATGTTTTTAAAAGATTTATAACTAACGTTACTACAACAGACCTGACAACGGTGTTTACTGTTCCAACTGCTAATGTAGCAGCTACACCTCCAGTTCCTGTGTCTACTTTCATTGTTAAAACAATAAACACTCATAACTATGACGGGTCTTCAGCGGTAACTGTCAATGTAGACCACAATGACGGCAGTGCTGACTTTCAAATATTTCAAGTTGACGTAGCGGCCTCTAACACAAATACCATAAGCACTAGCATGGTGTACCAAGAGGGTGATTCTATGAAGGTTCAAGCAAACGCTGCTTCTAGAGCTATGATTGAGGTATCTATATTGGAGATAAAACAACAACAATAATGTATGTAATAGCAGACGTACCTAAAGAAATATTAAGTATCTTAGATGGTGTTATTGAAGAAAAGGGTTTATCGCCTTTGAATCAAGATCTTGCCGGCAACATTAAACATGAGTATGCCATACCAAAAGGTAAAGCTGCAGTCTCACCAATGTTAATGCAAATGATAATAAAGCATCAAGAAAAATATCCAAATTATTTCAAAAAAGCACACTCCACAATAAACTATAAAGCTTGTGAAATTGAGCTATTTAATCTGTGGGTAAACTTTCAAAAAAAATATGAGTTTAATCCAATGCATGTGCATGATGGTTTATATAGTTTTGTGATATGGCACAAGGTGCCCTACACTATGAAAGATGAAAAAGAAAGATTAGCTAACATGATGGATAATGATTTTAGAGCAGGTATGTTTGCTTTCTTTTTTTCTGATCCGTCAGGTAGAATTACACAAGAGGCTTTACACGTTGATAATAGCTGGGAGGGTAAAGTGGCTCTTTTTCCGGCTAATTTAAATCATTGTGTCTATCCTTTTTACACGTCTGATGAGTACAGAATCTCTATATCAGGTAACCTCGGTTTTAAGATATAAACCTGTTGATTTCCTAGTTTTAAGCCTATAAAACTATACTATGGCAAAGATTGTAGATGAACCAGTTCTTCTACGCTATGACACGATTGACGGTAAACAAGTGCCTGTCTATAGCGCAAAAGTAGAAACAACTGTAACAAACACAAAAACAGGACAAGAATATAGCAGTCACGAAGAAGTGGATGCTGACATAGCCAACCCTGCAACTGAGACTACTGAAGCGGATATCCGCAGAGATGTGCATGTAATTGCACCAAACTTATTTAGTGGAGCAGCTACCGGGGATGACTAATGTTAAAAAAATTTATTGAAGGTGTTAAAGACGTTTTACCAGCGATTGGTGGTACGCTTGGATATGCAATAGCAGGTCCAGCGGGTGCTGCCATAGGTTCTGGTTTAGGCTCTCTTGTCAGAGGAGATCCTGGTCAAGAAGCTTTTCAAAATGCATTACTAGCTGGTTCAATAGGCGCTGGTGGTCAACGTTTCTTATCTGGTGGCTCGGGTCCAATCGGACAATTTTTTGCAAAGGGTAACATACCCGGTGTTGTCGGTGGTGACACAGGAATATTAAAAGCATTTAGTCAACGTAGTTTTTCTCCAACCATGGAAGGTTTTGGATTTGGTGGTAAGTATTTACCGACTGAAACAGCGGAGGCTGCAAGAACGATTGGAGGCACTTACACGAGCGGTGAGGCGGGATATGGTATGCAAGGTGGTACCGAGATTAGTGGAGATACACTAAAAGAATTTAACAGATTGAAAGGATTGGGCACAGGCACATCTGAAGGTGACTTATTAGACATGGCACGAAAAAATGTTCTAAGTGGTGAGGCAGGCGGTGATACTGGTATTTTGAGTCAAGCTTTAAGTTTTGGAAAAGAAAATCCAGAATTAGTATTGGGTGCTGGTTTATTGCTAGATCAAATGGGTTTCTTTGATGAGGGTGATAAAGATGATTTGCCTGAGTCACCAGCAGCAGGTAGTCAAGGATCTTTACCAACAGGTTTAGCTCAGTTAATCGCTCCGGTTGTAGGAGCAGATGGAACCTATTCATATGGCTTAGCTGCTGACGGTGGTATTATGAATGCTAAACAGGGTAAACAAGCTGAAGGCTTAACTGAAAGACAAGAAGAATTACTAAGAATGTTGGAGGAGCAGCGTAGACAAGAAATACTTGAACAGATGGAAAACGAAAGAAGGAAGTTTGAACAATTTCAGAATCCTAAATTTACGCCTGATAGAAAACTCACCATAGGAGCTGCGGAAGGTATGATGATGGACCGTAAGTTCAATCCTGATGGTGGGGTTGCTGAAATGATGAACGGCAACATAGCAAGTTTTAAAGAAAATAGTCCAAGAAGAGATTTATTTTTAGAGAGAGAAGGTCCAATATCCGATGACCGTGGATCACCGAACAAGGACACTGTATTTGCAAAATTAGCTGACGGAGAGTTTGTAGTTAATGCTGACACGGTGGCTGATATAGGTTACGGTATGGGCGCAAAAAGTTTAGATCAAGCAAAAGAAATGGGTGGTTCTTTCTTTTATGGCTTACAGGACGCACAGAAAAAAGGTATATTAGGTAATATGGTAGGAACAGCATAATGGCAACAACAGAACAAATAATTAGACAACCACCCTTTATCGAAGAAAGGGCAGAACAACTTTTACAGTCTGTGTTTGGACCCAATGGAGTTGCTAACGTCGCTCAAACAATTCCTGCTGCTAGTGTTGCTCAGTTTCAACCTTTACAAAACACTGCTTTTAGCGCTGCACAAACAGCAGCTAACGCGGGCGTGTCTTCAGGTATTGGTGCTTTTCAACCTTTCTTAGGTTCTGCTACTCAACAATTAGCAGGCGCTGGAACGACACTTGGTGCAGGAATAGGCACAATCGGACAGGGTGTGGGTATGGTTGGTCCATCAGGTGTTCAACAATTTATGGACCCGTATCAACAACAGGTTACACAACAAGCATTGGCTGAAATAGACAGACAAGCAAACATGGCTAGAAACACAGCGGCAGCTCAAGCTGTGGGAGCAGGTGCTTTTGGTGGTGGCCGTGAGGGAGTGCAAAGAGCTGAACTTGATAGAAACTTACAAGATATTAAATCAAGAAGAATAGCAGAAGACCTACAAAGAAATTTTTTACAAGCTCAACAACAACAACTACGATCAGCTGCTACTCTTGGTCAACTAGGTCAACAAACGTTGGCTGGAGGTATTGCACAACAAGGTTTAGCGGAACAAATAGGAAACTTAGGCACTAGAGCACAACAATCAGGATTTGCAGACATACAACAATTATTAGGATTAGGATCTTTACAGCAACGACAAGATCAAATGCAAAGAGACGTTGCTCGTCAAAATACATTAGAAGCACAAAGAGAACCTTTCGGCCGATTACAGTTTGCTTCTGATATTTTACGAGGTGTACCATCTGGTCAATCAACATTTCAAACACAACCTTCTCCTTCACCATTTAGTCAGTTACTTGGTGCAGGCGTTGGTTTAGCGGGTATTAGTTCACTACTAGGTCAAAGCGGATTCAGCTTATAATGAATGATATATATAATAGAAAAATGTTTGTTCAAGGCTTCAATCGGGGCAGAAGAGTTACTCGATACGGTTTACCTGCCGGAGCTGGTCAAGATAGTTTAGGTGGAGCCTTATTAGGCTTTGATATTTTAGGTGGTTTTAATAAAGCTGCCGACATGAGAGCTGAAGGTGTACAAGATCCAGAAGGGTCGTATCCTTTTCTTTCACAAGGTATAGGTCAGGTGTTTAGTACTGTGCCTGAGTATTACAAACAAGGATACAATCAGATATTAGCTCCTTTCCTTGACCTTAGTAAAACAGCGATTGGTGAAGGTATGGTCGGTATCGGTGCTTCAAGAGGTGATGTCTCTAGATCAGGCTTGTTAGATCCTGCTGGTAGATTTGAAACGGAGGCTAACCCATACGGTCTTGTAGTAAAGCCAGGCTTGTTTGGTAACCCACGTGAAAATATGATTATTGCCTTTGATCAAGAATATCCAAGAGGTAGTCAGAAGAGAAAAAATTTCATAATTGAAAAAGCTCAAGAACCTGGATTTAGTTCTAAGCTAGCTTTGTATGGTGTATCTCAAACAGAAATATCTGCTCTTAGTGATGATATCATTGAAGCAGTTGGACCTACAGATCCTAAGTTTCTTAAAAAAACACCAACCCCTGATACAGCATTTGCTACAAGAGATGATGCTGCAGGTATGGAGGAAGGCACAAAACGATTAGTTGAACTACTAAGACCTAAGGAACCTTTCAGTGAAACAAACCCTGGTGATCTTAACGTGATGCAAGAGATTGTTGACGCAAGAAAAAAGTCAGCACAAGAAGACGATATCGGTGAGCAAGAAAAACAAAATTTAGAAGGAGATTCTGGATCTGGTGAGCCAGGTAGTGTGGAGAATGAGACTGATTATTTAGCAGAGCTGCAAGGTGAGCTTGATAGTGCGGAGAGTCAAAAAGAAGCTTTTAACTTTGAAGATGAAGTTGACAGATTAAAAAAAGTTTTATCAGAACAAACAGATGTTGATGATCCTACAACACCTGCTCTTCTTCTTTTACAATTAGCATCTAATTTAATATCTGGTAAAACAAGTGAAAGAGGATTCACTGGTTTCTTAGATGTGTTAGGTCAAGCTAGTCAACCTGTGCTTGATAGCGCAATAAAACTATCAGCAGCAGAAAGAGCACGAAAACAAGAGATTGGTGCTTCTGCAGTCGGTCTGGCTTTACAAAGAGAAAAAGATTTAATAGAAGCAGCTCAAGCTCAATCAGATAAAATTTTAGATTTATCTGCACCCTTTGATGAAACTCAATATATTCATAAATTAATTGTTGGTCCTAATGGAGAAAAATTAGGTTACGATACTAGTGTGAATCCTATCCCTGTTAACTCAAACGCGCAAGCGTTGCCATACTTACAAGCACAGCCTTTTATCATTGACGGAGAAGACGGTAAAACTAAAACTGTTAATTTAGTTGGATTTGAGATGTTAAAGACAGATCAACCTCCTGAATTTATACTTGGTCTAAGAGATCCTGACGGTTACTACAAATCAGGCGGCCCTAATCAATTACTAACAGAAATATTAAAAAACATGTCCGTGGCTAACTCTTTTAAAACAGACGTTTTAGGTGATGATGAATCAACTTTTTCTTTAGTTGGTGCTACCTATCTACTTCAAAACACTGCCTTTAAATTTTCAGACATTGTAGATGCTTTTAAAAACGATAAAAATCTTCAACAAAGAGTTGGGGATAATTTTAGTGTTTCCGAAGTTGAAAAAATTCAAGGTAAGTTACAAGAGATAGACAGTCATCCTGACTTTAGACCAGAAGAAAAAGCACGAATGAAAGAAAACTTAATACTAGAAGCTTCTGGTTTTAACTATAGAAACGCTTTAGTTGCAAAAACAGAAGAATTATTAAGTGACCAAATAAGAGTTGGTAATAATAGTTTTACTCTTAGACAATTAGCTTTACTAGAGCCTGGCTCATTGGACGATCAAGAGATTATAATGGCAGCTCCTACAACTGATATCATGACAAGTTCAGGTGAAACAATGTCATTGTCTGGAGATGAAATAATAGAGGCAGCTAAAGAAAAAGTTGCTGTTATACAAAATGCGTTAGGTCAAAGTGAAATAGGTTATGACTTAAAAACTGGTGAATATGACATAAGACCTATTGATTCTTTTGATGATCAAGCATTGACTGTGAACGTGTTTGGCAAGAACATACAAATATCAAACAAAATTTCACAGGTTCAAACTTATTCTACTTTGTTAGGTTTTGGTTTCGCACAAACAATTCAACCTGATCAAAGATTGTTGAAAGATACAATTGAAAAATCATTAGCTAACTTTGCTATCACAGATATAACATCAGGTCCTAAACAAGTCAGAGGTAGAGTTGATACATATATAGGTTTATTAGAAAAGTCTTATAACACAATTATAAACAATACTTTCACCGATGATTACGCTCCAAGATATCAATACTTTGATGGTAAAAGATCAATTACTGAATTTAAAGGTGGTGATGCCATTAGATACGCTGGTAATAATCAAAACAATCTAAATGTAAACTTTAATCAAAAAGAAAGCGCTGTGAATGATTCTATTAATACAGGTCAGAACAATGCACAAAAAGATGATTACTATAATCTAAATGAGTTTATTGATTCAATAACACAGGAGGCTATTCAATAATGAAAACTTTTATGAGTCTTGCTGACGTTTTAGAGTCTATAATGAAAGGTAAACAACAAACAAACATGCCTGAATTAAGTCCTGGTATTCCTTTAGCTGATGTTCGTGCAATGGCAGAAGGTGATTTAGTTGAAGCAGGGACAGAACCTGATTTACCAAAAGATGCAGTTCTTCCTAAAGTTAGTGTGTTTGGTGTTGACTTTACTCAATCAGCGCAAAAGTATTCTCAAGATCCGGGTCGTTTTGAAACTGCAAAGATACCTCTTGATAAGATGAAAGAAATTATCGTTCAAGTTGGTAAGGTTGGCATGGAAAAAGGTGTGCCTGAAGAAGTGATTATGCAAGACATACAGAGTTACATGAATCGTTTTGGTTACACGGAAGACATGTTACATCCTGAGTCTGTAAGAGTAAAAGACATAGATGATAAATATAAATATTTTACAAACAGACCTAACCCTTTGCCTGCACTAAAACTTACAAGCGATATAACCGCTAGTGTGGGGGGTGCGATTGCAGGAGCTAAATTAGGTGCAAAGTTTGGTAGATTTTTTGGTTTACCTGGTGCAGCTATTGGTAGTATTTTTGGAGGCACCGCGGGTTTAGTAGCTAGTTTAGCAGGATACGAAGGTTTAATTACTGATCTTAATAAAAAAGGTGTTTTGTACAGTCCTACTTTTGATGAGTTTGGTGACATGATTGGTTTTGAAGAAGGTGTAAACAGACCGACACAAGAAGAATTAAAAGAGTATTTAAAAAAAGAAGCTCAGTTTGATTTAGCTTTTGGTGGTGGTATCGTTGCTGCCAGACCTGTTCTTGGTTTATTCAAAGCAGGGTTTAACAAATTGGTTGGTGTAGATCCTAAAGTATATCAAAGGTTAAAAGATATAGGAGTAGATCCAGGTAGAGCAGAAGTGTCTAGTATTCCCATTATAAATTCTTTTCCTAATACGTTTGGTAGGATACCTTTCTTTGGTCCAGCCTTTCAAAAAGCTTACAAGAAAAACGCAGAAAAGTTTGCAAAAACAGGTGATACAATTATACCTGGCTTTAAAGATTTAACCAATGCCGCTCAGGGCGGACCAGCTACAATCTTAGCTGAGATGGGTGTTAATGTTAGAAAAGCCTTTCTAGATGCTAATGATGTAGCAATAAAAGAAGTTGTTAAACAATACAACCTCGTTGCCGACATAGGTCAACAAATGGGAAAAGCTTTTGATATTCGTGAGTTAAGAAACATTGCTCAACCACTTCTTAAAAAAATAACAGCTTATGAAGATTTAGCACCAGATAAATCAAGTGCACAAGCTTTTAAGATTTTAAGAGAAATACTTGATCCTAAAAACTATGACAACAGAGGAGAGTTTGTGGACTATAATAGATTCAAGGCGCTTCGATCATCAATAGCTGGTGCTATAGGCAACATGACAGAACAAGGATCTAAAAGAACATACAAAGAAGGTGTTAATGATTTCTTAGCTTTACAAAGAGTGCTAGATACAGCTGGAGGTAAACCAGTCATGCCCGCCGGTATGAACCCGGCAGAGTTTAACAACCTTAGAGATGCTTTTATGAAACAGTTAAGAGACGCTGACAAAAACTATGCTCAGACTGTGACTCTTTTTGGAGGCACGATAAACCGTAACTTTAAAGGTGTTGGAGATTTTTATATCGAAGATCAGATAAGATTAGGTGGTGACTTTACTAATGATATTTTTGAAAAAGCTTTTAAGTTTAACTCAGTTGAGGGTGTAGAAACAATAAGAAAAATATTTAGCAAAGTCGATGGCGGTGATCAATTGTTTAAAGACGCAGTTGCGTTTAAGGTAGGTAAATCATTTAGAGATTCTTTTGTGTCTGAAGGTGCAGAAAGATTTGGACCAAGAGCCGCCTTAGAAGACATGGGCACACTTCGTTTTAGCACAGAAATATTTAAAAAGAATTTAGGATTAGATCAAGTATCTAGTCTAGACAACTCTACGTTACAAGGACTTGGTCATGCTTTGAAGAAAGCAAACTTAGTGGGAGACTCAGGAAAGGCTTTAGATGTTGACACACTTAGAGACTTCTCTAATGCTACCGCTTTATTCTTTAATAATAAAAACTTTAACATGTCTACCTTCTTGGCTAGAAGAGCTCAGATTGGTGGTACTAAGTCTATTTTAAGATCTATAACTGGTGGTGGTTTAGTTGCAACAGGTGGTGCTGTAACCGCTGGTGTATTGCCAACATTAATAGGTTTGTTAGCAGCTCGATACTCATCAAGATTGTTTGCTAATCCTTTTGTGATTAGACCTTTTGCTCAAGCTATGGATGACGCTGCTAAGGGAACTTTTTTAAAAGATCCTAAAAGAGTTGAAAATGTAGCAAGATTACTTAAAAATTTATTTGATCAAGACAAAGAATTGTTTTCTAATATAGAAAATGATTTTAATGAAATACAATCTAGAGCTGCAAACTCAAGAGCCTTTAATCTTGGATCAGTGTTCTTTGATAATAAAAGTAATATGAACAATGCTAAATTTGTAGGTGATATTGTTAACAAAACAAAAAATAAAGTATCTGAAGTAAGCAACAAAGTTATACCTATCTCTTCTAATGAAGCACAGTCACCTGAGGCTGAAGTTAAAGTTCCAACAGAAGATCAAGTAGCTAGACCAGTTCTTCCTAACATCAATGAAGTGATTGATAGACCTTTATCAGCGCAGAGAGCTGAAGTATTATTTCCACAAGATGAATTATTACAGGCATCATTAAAGAGGAGAGTATAATGGCTCGAGGTAGAAAAAGAAAAACAGGTGATACAAGAAGTTTTGGTCAGTTTAAAAAAGAACAAGGATTACCTCCAGCTAATAGACCTATCACTCGAGGCACTGCGGGTAGTGGATATCAAGCGGGTAGTGATTCCATTAC